GCGGATAGTTCGTCGGATACTTTAAATCTAAATCATTCTGGTTTAGTTGGTATCAGTGCTAATGCTACAAATGATACCATTGATGTTGGAACACCATCGGCTGCTCAAGTTCCCTTTATCAAGTCTGATGGTACTACATCTTCAGATATTGATCTTGTAACATCAGGAAAAATTGGAGAGATATTACAAAATTTGTATGTACCATTTACAAAATCAAATGGTACAAGTGTAACTACACTAGTATTGCAATAGGAATATAATTAATGGCTGACAAAATACCTGTCAAAGCAACTTATACGGGAAGTGATGTTACCGGACTTGCAGAATTTACTTCTACCGATACTGTAGGAATTGGTGATGGGGGTACAGGAGCAACTACTGCTTCTGATGCTCGTACTAATTTAGGAATAGTAATTGGCACAGATGTTCAAGCATACGATGCTGAACTAGCAGCAATTGCAAGTTTAACTTCTGCTGCAAATAAAGGAATTTATTTTACTGGTTCTGGTACCGCTTCGTTATTTGATCTAACTTCATATGCAAGATCAATATTAGACGATCCTGATGCTGCAACTGTATTAACCACATTAGGATTAACTGCTACTGCTTCAGAAATTAATATTCTTGACGGTGCAACACTAGATGTTAATGAACTTAATACTTTAGATGGTATCACAGCCACTACCTCAGAATTAAATATTTTAGCTGGAGCTACAGTAACTACTGCCGAATTAAATATAGTTGACGGTAGCACAACAGCAACTTCTACAACTCTTGTTGGTACAGATCAGATCATTGTAAACGATGCTGGTACTATGGTACAAGTAGCTCTTACAGATTTAGAAGCCTATCTTGGGGGAGGAGATTTAGATATTGCTGGTGATAGTGGTACCGATACTGTAGTAGTCGGTACAGACACATTTACATTTACTGGCGGAACAAATATTACTTCAGCAGTTACAAATAATACTGTAACATTTAATTTAGATGCTGATGTCTCTGGTTTAACCTCTTTAGCAGTTGATAATGTAACTATCAATGGTAATACAATTAGTACTACAGATACCAATGGTGACCTTACCTTAGATCCTGACGGTACAGGTAAAGTTATTGTCTCAGGAGATTTACAAGTTGATGGTACAACTACAACAGTAAATTCGACGACTGTTACTGTTGATGATCCAGTATTTACTCTCGGAGGAGATACTGCTCCAGCATCAGACGATAACAAAGATAGAGGTATTGAATTCCGTTGGCACAATGGGTCGGCTGCAAAAGTAGGTTTCTTTGGTTATGATGACTCTACGAGTAAGTTTACATTTATTCCAGATGCAACAAATACTTCTGAAGTATTCAGTGGAACTGCCGGTAATGTAATCTTCGGCAACATTGAAGGTACAGTTACAACGGCAACACAGAACAGTATCACAACAATGACTGGCTTAACAACAACGGGTACAATTGCTACTGGTGTCTGGGAAGCAACTGATGTTGCAATTGCACATGGTGGTACTGGAGCATCAACAGCAGCTGATGCAAGAACAAACTTAGATGTCTATAGTAAATCAGAAACTCAAGCTGTTGCAGATTCAGCGGCCGCTGCATTGGCTATCGTATTTGGATAAAACATGGCAATACCTAATTCAAAAGCAACACTAAAAAGTTGGTGTAAAAGAAAACTTGGACATCCCGTTATTGAAATTAATGTGGATGATGACCAAGTAGATGATCGCATCGATGAAGCTTTACAATACTTTTATACGTTTCAGTATAATGGTATGCAAAGAGTTTATTTAAAACATAAAATTACACAAGCAGATGTGGATCGAGCAAATGTAAATGAGACAGAAACAGCTACAGATGGTAATCAACTTACATCAACAACAAGTGGTGCATTAACAGCTGGAGGCACTTCTGTTACTTTAGCTGATGCTTCTCAGTTTCCAGCTTCAGGTACAATTACAATTGCGGCAGACGGAACTAATCCAGCAGAAACTGTAGCATATACAGCAAAATCTGGAAACGTATTAACGACGGCTGCACTTTCAAACAATCATGATTCTGGTTCAACTGTAACAAGCGTTCATCAAGTTACTTGGTCTACTGGGCAGGCATATATTCCAATGCCAGATTCAGTTCAAAGTGTTTTGCGAGTATTACCTTTTAGTGATCGAGGTAATCTTAATATGTTTGATATTCGTTACCAACTTCGCTTAAATGATTTATATGACTTTTCCTCTCAGTCTGTCATTCATTATCAAATGACAATGATGCATTTAGACTTTTTGGATTCTATTCTAATAGGTGAAAAACCAATTCAATTTAATATTCATCAAAATCGTCTGTATATCAATATGGATTGGGGTGATGATATTAGTGTTGGTGAATATATTATTATTGAGTGTTATCGTAAACTAGACCCTTCAACATGGACAGATGTATATGATGATCTTTGGTTAAAAAAATATGCAACAGCTCTCATTAAACGTCAGTGGGGAGAAAACCTCATGAAGTTTAATGGAATAACTATGCTGGGTGGCGTAACAATGAATGGTGATACAATTTATAATGAAGCTAAAGATGAAATTATACGTCTGGAAGAAGAATCAAAACTTACTTGGGAAGAACCCCTACTATTCGATATAGGATAATGTCATGCCCCTAAATCATTATTTCACAAAGGGCACGACTAATGAAAAGTACCTTTACGAAGATTTAGTCATCGAGGCTTTAAGAATTTACGGTCACGATGTTTATTATTTACCTCGAACCTTAGTAAATAAGGATCAGCTTTTCCAAGAAGATGCTTTGTCAAAATTTGACGATGCCTATCTTTTAGAAATGTATATGGAAACTGTTGAGGGGTATAATGGAGAAAAAGAATTAATTTCTCGTTTTGGATTAGAAATTCGTGACGAAACAACTTTTGTAGTTTCCCGTCGTAGATGGGAAAGATTTGTAAGTATAGATGATAATCTTATATCAAATGTAAGGCCCAATGAAGGTGATTGGATTTATATGCCAACAGTTGGTAGACTGTTTGAAATTAGTTTTGTAGATAAAGATGATCCTTTTTATCAATTAGATTATCTTCCCGTCTATAAACTTTATGCTCGAAATGTAGAATACTCAGGCGAAGCAATTGATACAGACGTTGCAGCGATTGATGCAATCGAAGATATATATTCAAGTAGTAATACTTTGACTTGGCAAATCACAGGACAACAAAGTTCTACTTACGAAGAAAACATTACTCTTGAACGAGGAACAGATATATACAGTACAGGTGTTATTGAACTTGAAGACAATACAGTTGGAGCGCCTGGCAAGCTTGCAACTGAAACTGAAACTGGATTTGATTCCATTCTTACTGAAGAATCAACTTCATCTTACTCATTCTATATTGTTAATGAGTCCTTAGATATGCTAACTGCCGAACCAATGGCCGACAATGAATGGCTTGATGATGCGGCTGGTGGAACAACAGATCCAGTATTAGATTTCACAGAAAGAAATCCTTTTGGTGAACCGACGGAGAATTACTAAATGTTAGGTCAATATTTTTACAACGAAAGCTTAAGAAAAACTATCATTGCTTTTGGTAGTTTGTTTAATGATATTCATATTACTAGAAAAGATAGTTCTGGTAGTGAAGTACAATCTATGAAAGTTCCTTTGGCATATGGGCCAAAGCAAAAATTTATGGCTCGTCTTGTACAAGATCCTGGAGCCAATCAAGCTATTGCTCTAACACTTCCTAGAATTGGATTTGAGATTCAATCATTCGATTATGATCCTTCAAGAAAATTAAACAGAACAATAAAGCAAAAGAAAGTTTCAAATTCAGAAGATAAAAAATTAAAACAAATGAGTATTCAATATACTCCTGTTCCATATAATATGAATTTTGAATTGTTTGTGATGGCTAAAAATAGCGATGACGGTATTCAAATTATTGAGCAGATTCTCCCATTCTTTCAACCAGAATATACTGTCTCGATTAAAGAAATTCCAGATATGGATATTGTTCGTGATGTTCCTATTATTTTAAATAGTATAAATTATGAAGATACCTATGAGGGTGATTTTCAGACTCGACGAGCTATTATTTACACTTTTTCGTTTACTGCAAAATCTTATGTATACGGTCCTGTTACTACTGCAAAACCAATTACAAAAGTACAAGCCGATACATATACGGATTTGCCGGCAAATGCACCAACTCGTGTTCAGCGATTTACTGTTGAAGCTACGACAACAGCAACTTCTACAGGAGTTGATGATGACTTTGGATTTAATGAAACAACTTCGGAGTGGATTTAATATATAAGTATTAGTATGAATAAAATTGATAATGCAATTAGTGATGCCTTGGGTGTAGTAAAAGAAATAAAAGAAGAAGTAATTGAGAATAAGCCTCTAATACCTCGTCCAGAAACTTCTGTAGCCGTCTCCAGCGACCGCGAGGCGGAGTCTGATGTTGATTACAAGTATAGTAGAGAAAACTTCTATCATCTCATTGAGCGTGGCCAGGATGCAATTACGGGTATACTTGATCTTGCTCAAGAAAGTGAACATCCAAGAACATATGAAGTTGCTGGACAACTTATCAAAACTGTATCTGAGGTTACTGAAAAATTAGTAGACCTTCAAGAGAAGATGCAAAGACTTAAAGAAGTTCCCGATAAAGGCCCAACAAATGTTACTAATGCTTTATTTGTAGGTAGTACAAAGGAACTTCAGGCTTTATTGAAGAATAAATCTGATGGTTGATACTTATAAAGGCAATCCAAATTTAAAGTCTGCTTTAGTTCGACAAGAATATACACAAGAACAAGTTGCAGAGTTTATTAAGTGTTCACAAAATCCAATCTATTTTATAGAAAAATATGTGAACATTGTAAGTATTGATGAGGGTCTTGTTCCTTTTCATATGTATCCTTTTCAACAGGATATTGTAAAATCATTTCACGAAAATCGTTTTACCATCTGTAAACTTCCTAGACAATCAGGAAAGTCTACAGTTGTGCTTTCTTATCTAATTCATTATATTTTATTTAATGAGCAGGTTAATGTTGCAATTCTTGCCAACAAAGCCTCTACTGCAAGAGATTTACTTTCAAGACTTCAATTAGCCTACGAACA